GAACATGTTGAGGATCAATCAGAAGTTGAGCATCATGATGAACATGTTGAGGATGAATCAGAAGAAGTTGAGCATCATGATGAACATGTTGAGGATCAATCAGAAGTTGAGCATCATGATGAACATGTTGAGGATCAATCAGAAGTTGAGCATCATGATGAACATATTGAGTATCAATCAGAAGAAGTTAAGCATCAATCAGAAGAAGTTAAGCATCATGATGAACATGTTGAGATTGAATCAAAAGAAGTTGAACATCATGATGAACATGTTGAGATTGAATCAAAAGAAGTTGAACATGATGAACTTGAAAAACCAGTTGTATATAAGGAAGAAAAACAAAAACAAAACAGTTGGTTTTATAATTTTTTTAGGCGTTTTATATAAATGAATTCAAAATATGTTGATGTTATAATTATTGGTAGTGGTATTGCTGGATTATATAGTGCATATAAAATAAAACAGATTTTTTCAAAAACATCTTTTCTTGTTTTAGAAAAATATAAAAAACATTGGATTGGAGGAAGAACAAACAATGATGAATTTTATAGTACCCAAATAGTTACCGGAGCAGGGATTGGGAGAGAAGATACCAATCCACTCCTAATTCATTTATTGAAAGAACTAAATATACCTTTTAAAAAAACCACCTCTATAATGGATTATGCAAAAACGATTCCTAGACCAATCAATGTTATAAAAGTAATACAATTATTACGCAAAGAATATAAAAAAAATAAAGAAGAGTTTCGAAAGTTAAATTTCAAGCAATTTGCTACAAAAATATTAGGTGAAAAATTATACAAAGAATTTATTGTTTCTACAGGATATAGTGATTATGAAGGTGCTGACATTTATGAAACTTTGTATAATTATGGTTTTGACGATACTGTAGGCGGTTGGCCTATGTTATTTATTCCTTGGAAGAAATTAGTTTCAAAATTGGTATCCGAAATCGGATCAAAAAACATAAAATTCTCTCAAGATGTTATAAAAATTGAGAGAAAAAATGAAATACCATGTTTGTTTAATATAACAACAGAACAAGGTTCCAGTTATTCATGCAATAAAGTAATATTAGCAACAACAATTACAAGTATTCAAAAATTACTTCCTCAATATTCAAATATATATAATCAAATACACGGACAGACTTTTTTAAGATTGTATGGTAAATTTGATAAGGCATCAGCACATATATTAAATCAAGTTATAAAAAACTATACTATAGTTCCTGGACCATTGCAAAAAATCATTCCTATGAATTCTGAAAAAGGTATATATATGATTGCTTACAGTGATAATGAAAACGCGAAAGAATTAAAACCTTATTTGGAAAATAATTCTAAAAATCGCGAATATCTTTGTCGATTAATCGAGAGAACACTTGGTTTATCTATTAATTCACTATATTTAATTGCTATTAAAGAATATTATTGGCCGGTTGGAACACACTATTACGAACCCTTAAAAGATTTTAAAACGAGAGAAGAGTTTGTTCAAAAAGCACAACATCCGATGGCGAATATACTTGTTGTTGGAGAAGTAGTAACTAGATATCAGGGATGGGTTGAAGGTGCATTGGAAAGTGTTGAATCTGGATTAACAAAAAAATGGATTGGACATAATACTTGTTTATGATTTTTTAGTTCTTTTTATTTTGTTGTAATTCTTTGCATAAATAATAACCATGATATCCGATGGATGCAAACCCTAACATAAGAAGTAAATCAAAAGCGTATTTTGGTGTTTTTTCTTTATAATATCCGATCCAAACAAGCAGTGGACCGACTAATAAAATATGTATTATATTAAACCATGGATTAATAGCCATTTTAATGTATTTGAATGCTTTATATATGTGATATGGTATAATAATGATACCTAATACCAATAATATAGGAAATAACCATTTACAAATATTTGTTTTTTGTATTCCTACATATAAAAAGAGTGAACCTACAATGAGAATATGGAATAAATGAACAAATGTTAAACTAAGCATTTTAATTTATATTCTAAATTATAATGATAAAAATATTTTATAATTATAATATATATATATATATATATATATATAAATCATGAATTCAGATATAAATAAAAATAAGTTTACTTACGAGAGTATTGAAATCAAACGGCTTGGACCTAATAAAACAGTGCGTAAAGTTTCGATTCGTAACGGTAAAGGTACGAAGAGTGTAAGTAAATACATTAATGGTAAACATGTAGGAACAATCAAAAAATATATTGATGATAATCATATACCATTAATAAAAGGAGGCACATTTATTTCTGGGTTATTCGCTGATTGTGGTTGTGATAAAAAATCTAATACAAATAAAAAAATAAATAAAAATTCAAAAACTATGAAAAGGAAATAATAATAATTTATTATTTTGATAAATGATCCAATGCAGATAGAAGTACCAATTCTTGATCAGTCAATTTTTGAAATAATAAATTTTCATCCATTTTAATTTGGAAATGCCGTGGAGGAAACCCGTGATTTTTACATACAAGATTTACGCCATTATCAGTAATTTTTATTTCGCAAAAAATGGCGCCTTTACTTAATTCAATATTTTCTGGATTCGAAATAGATACCCAACGTAAATAAGTTCCATATTTAAGCTCGTCCATTTCATCTACATATTTATAACCGTTTAGTTTCTTATATAACTCTAATGTTTCCTTTTTAGATAAATTTAATTCTTTTAGAATTTTTAAATTCATTTCTTGGATTTTTTTGGTTGTTAAATGAATTATATTTTCATTGGTTTCATTATCAAGTGCTTTTAATAATTTTTCAGTGTTCATTGTTATGATTTTATATTTATTATATAGAATCATAATTTTAAATATATTTTAAGGTATAAGGTTATTACTTTATTTTTATTTTGTTTTTACTTTGTTTTTACTTTGTTATAAAAAAAAAGCGGATTACCATGAGCTAAAACCTCCCCAACTTCCTAAAGCTGCATTCGCAGCCATTGGTTCTTGAAAATTGCTAAAATTCTCTGTTTGACCTGGTGTAGCAGCATTCACTAATGGCGTTGTATCTTGTTTATACATAGCATCATAATTAGGTAATGATTGTGGGCTTAATGAATATTCATGTGCACGACTCATATCATTGGTAGGCAATTGATTAATTGCTGTTCCATCATTATAAGTAGGAGGAGTAGTTACAGGACCACCAGATGAATTTTGAGATATTGGTTGTGAAACCTTGACTGTTACTTGTTTACCATTTACATTAATCGTTTTTGTCTTGTTATTTTTAGTTGTTTTGCCTTCCCATAATTCATAAATTCTTTCGGATAAAATATTTATTTTTGCGCTTACATTTGAGTTTGTTGAAAATAAAACCATAAGAACTGAAATTGAAATCGTAATTATCATTAATTTCGGATAATTCTCTCCGCTAAAGGTAGGAAAAAATGTAACAATACGATTGATTAAAAACAAACCAACAAATAATGCTAGAACTTGAACAACTATTTCAGCAGTTATTTCTATACTTCCTTTTGTATCATCTGTTTGAGGTGAATATTTTTCTAAAAGTTTACTTAAAATAACAATTGGGATTAAAGCAATTAAAACAAATTGTAATAAATTAATAATTTCTGATTTTCCTTCATCTTCAAAATTAAAAACATATTTGAAAAAACTTTTTTTAGAATCATCTGAATTATCCATATTCCTATAAGCTATAAAAAGAAATTAAAATATTAAATATACTAAAGTTAATTTTTAAATATAAAGATAATTTAATATTCATAGATATTAAACTATTATTTATGAAAGTAAAACTTATTAGTTATTCTAAACCTGTTGAACAAGATTGTAGTATTCAAGATTTAGTTGCATATTGTGCGCGTGTTTCAAATCCTGCAAATCAAAATAACACAGAAACAAGCGAAAAATTAATTAGATATTTAATTAAAAATGAACATTGGTCACCACTTGAAATGGTCAATATATGTATTGAAATTGAAACAACAAGAGATATTGCGAGACAGATTTTAAGACATCGTTCATTTTCTTTTCAAGAATTTTCACAAAGATATGCGATTGCTGACTTGGGTTTTGAATGTAAAGAAACTCGCCTACAAGACAAAAAAAATAGACAAAATAGTATTGAAATAATAGATGGTAGCAATGATTTAATTACATTATGGGAACAAAAACAAGAACAAATAATAAATATAGCTAAAAATACTTATCATTGGGCAATTGAAAATGGGATTGCTAAAGAACAAGCAAGGGCTGTATTACCTGAAGGTATCACATTATCGAAAATGTATGTGAATGGAACACTCCGTTCATGGGTTCATTATATTCAGTTAAGAAGTTGTAATGGTACACAAAAAGAACATCGCGAAATAGCGATTGAATGCGCTAATGTAATTGAACCGATTTTTCCAATGATTAAGGAATTTATTTCAAAATAAAAAATGCGTAAGTAATTTAAAAACAAATTATTGAAATAACATATAAATCATGAGTAGTTCAAGATCTATTGCTGCCGCTAGAAATAGACGCGCGGGTGGTAATGACGCGTCAGTACAAAGAGGAAGACCAAATACATCTATCGCATCTCAACCAGCATTTGCTCAACAACAACAACCCACACAACGAATTGGAAGAGCTATAAATCAACAACAAACACAACAACCACAACAAAAACAAATTGTACAAGCAAATAAAATTTCTGTCTCTGATGCAATCGGTTTAATTACAATTCGTCTAGGGCGTGTTGAAACATATATGCAACAATTACAAGAAGAATGTGTTTCAGGATTATCAAATTCATTTTCAGAAAATGTACAATTGGTTGATAAAGAAGTACTATCAACTGTTATGGATCGTATTTATACTATTGAAAATAAACCGGATAGTGCAATTTTGATAAATAATAAAATATCTATTTTAGAAAAAGAAGTGAAAGAAGTCAAAGATTTATTGAATTCTCATATTTTTAAATTTTCACAATTTATCACTGAAACAGAACAAAAATTTTTGGATATAGATGCAGCTTTTGTTGAATTTGAAAAAAATTTACAAGTACCTAATGTATCAGAAGAATTAAACAATATTCAGTTGAATATGGATGATGTAAAAGAAGAACCTGCAGAAATGGAAGTTGGTCCTACTTTTTCAGCAGTTGATCTAAAAGATATTATTAATCAAGAATTGGCGAATTCTGAAATTTCATTATAGAAATATTATAGTTTATTAAAAATATATTAAATATATGCTATTTCATATATTTAATAATAATGAAACTTTCGATTCATAATAAAAATAAAAAAGATTTATTTATTGCGATTTTTCAAACTTTAAAAAGCTGTTCTACATTTTTAAATTTATTATTTAAAAAAGATTGTTTATTTATCCAAGGTATGGATAAAGCTCATGTTTGCATGTTTGAAGTGTGTATTATGAGTTCATGGTTTCATTCTTATGAAATTAATAAAAATGATATAATTATTTCTTTAGATAGTCATACATTTTCCACTGTTTTAGGTGTTGTGAATGAAAATTATAATATTAATTTATATCAACAGGAAGAAGATTATTTAAATATTGATTTGGTTACTATGGAAGGGGTTGTAGGAGAATTTAGTAAATATTTTAAGATACAATTAGCTGAAGCAGAACATGAATTAGTAAATATACCAAATGTTGATTATGATGCTGAATTTTCTATTGGTTCAAAAAAAATATGTGAAATTACTTCTCAAATGTTATTGTTTGGCGCAGATATTAACATACATTGTTCAGAAGAAAAAATACAATTTATTACAAATGGGGTTACGGGAGAAATGGCTGTAAATATTCCCATTGATGATTTAAAAGAATATAGTATTTCAGAAGGAGAAACAATTAATTTGAATTATAGTTTAAATTATATAAGTAAAATGTGTTTAACAAGTAAATTATCTCCTATTGTTGAATTTTCTATTAGTGAAAAGTATCCAATGAAAATCAAATATGATTTAGGAGATTTAAGTTCCATGCTTTTTTATATTGCACCAAAAATTTGTGATTAAAATTGATTGATTTTTCAAATTTTATATTTTGTTATAAATCTCGTTTCACAAACATAAAATTATTATTTACAATTTATAATATGAAAATAATAATCGCATTTTTTATATTTTGTATCGTTTTATTTGTTTATTTACATATTCAATTTCATTTAAAGACAAGCAATGATTTGGAAATGTATGAAGTTGATCAATGTTCGAAAGAAAAACTAGAAGAAATTTGTGATTTACGACAACCTGCTTTATTCGAGTTTGAAAATGCAAATAAAATAATAGAAACAACCAATCAACATTTTATTGAGACAAATTATTCTTCTTTTGAAATTAAGATAAGAAATATGAAAGAAGACGATACAAATACAGAATTATTTATACCACTTCCTTTGAATAATGCATTGCAATTATTTAAAGAAGACAAAAATGCAACTTATTTATCAGAAAATAATAATGATTTTTTACAGGAAACTGGTGTTCTCAAGAATATGTCTTATCAAGATGAGATGATGAGACCATATATGGTATCAAATTGCAATTATGATATTATAATGGGTTCTTTAAATGTGTCTACACCTTTTCGTTATGAATTGAATTATCGTAATTTCTTTTTATTAACCCAAGGAAGCGCTCAAATAAAATTGGCGCCGCCACAAAGCACGCGTTATTTATATCCTATTTATGATTATGAGAACCTTGAGTTCAGAACACCTGTAAACCCTTGGTCTCCACAACTCAAATATAGTGTGGAATTTGATAAAGTAAAATGTTTAGAATTTACACTTATTCCTGGTAAAACACTTTATATACCTGCTTATTGGTGGTACAGTATTCGTTTAAATACTAACAATACAAGCATATCTTGTTTCAGATATAGGACTTATATGAATAATTTAGCAATCACTCCTTATCTTTTTATGTATGCATTACAAATTCAAAATGTGAAACGTGATACAACGAAAAAAGTTTCCATAGATGAATCAAAAAATAAAGAACATGTATATCAAAATGTTAGTAATGTAGGTAATCTAAGTACAGCAAATGATATTATAGAAAGTACCAAAATAGATGAAACCATTGTATCTGAGAACATAAGTAGTACAGAAATATCTGAATTAGTAGAATCTGTAGCTAGTTCTACATTGTTAAATGATATTACAACATTGGGTTCTGAATTAATAGTAGCATTATAATTTTATTTTTTATATAATTTATTATATCTATAAATTGTATAAATGTTGAAAACAAGAAGAAGGATGAGAAGTTATAAAAAAATCAAGAGATACAATATAAAAACGAGACGCATAAGAAAAATGAAAGGAGGATGAGGTGGTTCTGTAACTAATTTAGTACCTCAACAACCACTACAAATGCAACCGATTATGCATTAAATAATAATTATATTCTTGAATGACGAATATTTTGAAAAAAATATTATGAAAATAGAATATTTTTTTATAATTTTTATTTTATAAATTTTTATTTTTTATAATTCATTAATAATTGTTTATTTTCAATATTATCATAAACATCAATTGTTTTAATGTCTGTTCTACAAAAAGCACAAGAAGGTTTATCATTTTTATCAATAATAGTTTTTACACATATTCCACAAAATTCATGTCCACAATTTAACTTTACAAAATTATATTGTTTTTTTTCTTCATAACAAATAGAACAATCTTTGCACATATTTTCATCTTTTTTACAATATTTAATTGTTGTAATAGCATATTTTTTTTCTGGAGTTGAATGTAATATATTTATATTCCTTATCCCGTTTAAATTATTTAAAATTAAATTAGATAGTACAGATAGGTCTGGACTATGATCAATCCAACCCAATATATCCCCATTACTTCCTATAATTGCTTCTCTTTCTTCCATCATTAAATTCATACTTAATAAAGTTCTAATAGCATTTAAATCCCCTTCTCTAATTCTCTCTGTTTCCAATTCATCATACCAAATATATTTTGAAATATCTTTAATATGTTCATTATATATTTTATTCGCAAACGATCCACATTTGCTTGTCGCAAAAGCTTTTACTTTATTTTTAAAATTTGCAGTTACTGAATTAAGAGAATTAAATACAATTGTTTCAAAAAAGTTTATTTTAGCTCGAAGACTTTCGTTGCGATGAAAAGTATTTATACATTGTTTTTTTTCCATTAACTCCAATTCAAATTGATATAAGCTTTCATGATTACAAAAACTGATTATATGATTTGGATCACTACAATAGGAACAATGTCTTCTAGATTGTCTTATAAGTCTTGGTCTTCTGATCCTTGAATCAATCCAACCTTCATTATCATTATTTGCGTTATTTGAAAACATTGTTTAAATATTTATTTGTCTGATAAAAATGATATAAATTTATTTCAATTTTTTATAAATTTTATTATATAAAATTTATACTTTGTATTTATATTTATATTTTATATGTATATAATGACCGAAAAAAAAATTTTAATTATTCAAACATCTCCAAAACATACAGCAAGTACATTTCTTGTAAATGCTTTATATGGTTTTTTTCAAGAGCTTAATAATAAAAAAATATTATTTTTAAATGAGACTAATTTTATATATGAAGATAATTTTAATAATATAGGTATTGTTAAAAGTCACAATACAAATATAGATGAATTAATTGAAAAATATGAAAGTAAGTATGAATTATATTTTATTTGTTCACAACGTCTAACAAAAAATTTATATATTAGTAAAAAATATGAAACATATAAAAATGTATTAGTATTTATGTTTACAGAATTAAATGAAACTAAAGAAAACAGTATTGAAAATATTATAAATAATATTCATAATAAAATAAGTATATTATTATCCAAACATGAATTTATTATATTAAATAAGGAAACTGCAATTGAAAGAATTCTAAATATGAATAAAAGATATGATGAAATAAAAAACAAACCATTTGAATTTATAGATCCGTTTTATGAAATTCATGGATCTCATAGAAATAGACGTTGTTGAATTTGCCTAAATATTATACAAAGATAATAATTGGTTAATTCAAACACAAAAATAGTTAAAGGGTTTTTAATATTGTATATAGGAATAGAATATTAAAAGATAATGTCCATTTATAAATTCCATGTAGAAAATCGAAATTATTCTTTATGGACTGTATTTGATGTGATTTATAATAAACCTGTGGAAATACCAGATTTTAATCCGGTTGAAAACAAATTATTTTTTGACGATTTTTTTGAATTGAGCGCCAAACATAAAGTAAAAATTGTACATAGTTCCGTAAGAAGTAATGGTTTTTTACCAGGTGTACTTGTTTTACATGGTAATAAAACATATGGTAGAAAAAATGGTAAATTACTGTATAAATGTATTCCAGATGATAAAAGATTACCTGCATTTTTAATACCATACGAAATGAAGCAAATAGGGTTCTCTAAAGTATTCATCAATTTATATGTAATTTTCTGTTTTTCCTTATGGGAAGACAAACATCCTCATGGTATACTAAATCAAGTAATCGGGCCCGTAGATAAACTCGATCATTTTTATGAATACCAACTTCATTGCAAAAGTCTTCATACTTCCATTCAGAAATTCCAAAAGGATACTTCAAAATCATTACAAAATAGACCACATGATGCTTTCATTGAAAATATTCGCGTAAAATTCCCAAATATTGAAGATAGAACAAATAAGAAAGACTTGTATATTTTTAGTATCGATCCTAACGGAAGTGTCGATTTCGATGACGCGTTTAGTATAAAAACACTTGATGACGATAAGCAATTACTTAGTATTTATATCTCAAATGTAACGTTATGGCTGGATGTGCTAAATCTCTGGGATTCTTTTTCCAAACGCATATCAACCATCTATCTACCTGACCATAAAAAACCAATGATGCCTACTATTTTATCAGAGTGCTTATGTAGCTTACAGGAAAAAAATACACGTATTGCATTTGTAATGGATATTTTTATTCAGGATGGTGAAATTCTTAAAATAAATTATTCGAATTGTACTATTCGTGTTGCGAAAAATTTTGTTTATGAGTCCGCTGATTTACTTAGAAACACAAATTATTCCTTTTTGTTGGAGTTATCACGAAAATTGTCTAAAAAATATAAATATATATCTCATATTGAAGATAGTCATGATCTCGTAAGCTATCTTATGATTTTTATGAATTATCATTGTGCAAAAGAAATGTTGAAATACAAAAATGGTGTTTTTCGGTCTACTATTATGAAACGTGATTATGCTGTACCAGATACAATTCCTGAAGAAACTGCGAAATATATAAAAATCTGGAAAAGTGCTTCGGGGCAATATATTGATCTAAGCGAAGAAACAAATGTACGTCATGAATTATTGGAACTAGATGCTTATATTCATATAACAAGTCCTATACGGAGATTGGTTGATTTACTCAATATGATTCAATTACAGCAAAATTTGGGCATCATTCAACTTTCTGAAAATGCAATGAATTTTTATAAAAAATGGTTGCTAGATTTGGACTATATTAATGTAACAATGCGTTCAATAAGAAAAGTGCAAGCAGATTGTTCCTTATTAGATTTATGTACAAATCATCCTGGTATTTTGGAAAAGAATTATACAGGATATGTATTTGAAAAATTAGAGAGAAGTGATACTTTATATCAATATATGGTATTTTTACCGGAATTGAAATTATCTTCAAGGATTACATTGAGAGATAATTTAACTAATTTTGAAAATAAGATGTTTCGTTTATATTTGTTTCATGACGAAGAAAACTTTCAGAAAAAAATACGGTTGCAACTTATTTCTCAATAACGACTTCCTTCGCTATTTTCTTAATGATTTTTTCTGAGTTTGCATCACTTTGGTCCATGGATTCATAAATAATATGATTATATATATCTGATTTATTAGATTCTGAATAAATACAGTCTGGATACTTTGCCTTCCATTCAGGTATCATACAAATATTTTTGTGAGCAATTTGATTGATTGCTTTTTTAAGTTTCTGATTTTCTGGGTGTTCTTTGCTATCATTGATCCATTCATTCTGATCTTTCACATAAATAATTTCCCTCTTTTGGTCGCTGCAATGGACTGGTCTTTTTGTATAATCCATCGCTTTTAAGTTATTGACTATTATACTCGAAATACCATTCACAAAACCATTTTTACCAACATTTTCTAAATCGGATAAATTAATTTGGAGAGAATTAACAAAATCGGTAATATTCATAGCATCTTTACACGTCTCATTCAAGAAAAATTGCAGATTGAATGTTTTGTTATGGCTATTTGTATGGTTATGTGAATAATTTGTTCCACCTGTATTGCTCTTCATCAAGTCAAACATTTGTTTCTGAAATTCTGTGTTGCTTTTAACCACCTCCAATACAATTTGGGTTAAATTCGCAATATCTTCAGGTGACTTTTCTACTATTTCATTTGTTGGTTCTGCAACAGTTAATGCAGTATATGTAGAGTTTTTTGTTTCATTGTATGTATTACATGATTTTCGGTGATGATAAATACTTTGTTTATAACCATAACTTTTACCACATATACATACAAATTTTTTAGAAGTGCCACTTTCCGCCACTTTTGCTACTTCTGGGTAAATAATTGGTAAATCTTGGTCAATTATTGTATGTTTTGTAGTGGAAAGATGTTTTAACCAATTGTATTTTTTAAAGCATGTATAATCACATTTTTCACAATAAAATTTTTTGGCTACTTTTTTAAAATTATCGGTAAACATCGGTCAATATATATGTCTAAAGATATTTTTTTTTAAATTAAAATTTTAAAAAATAACATAACAATTTTAAAATTATTTTTTTAAAGACCTTACCTATTTTTTTATTTATCGTAACAATTCAAGATTTGACAAGATTCTAAAAGAACTTTTGAAAAATGGACATTTTTTTTGTCCATTTTTGGATTTTCCAATTTCAATTTGGGAAAAAAATCAGTATTTTTCGCAAGGGTTTTAAATACTTTTATAAAAATATGCAACTTACAGTATTTTCTAATGTTTTTTGTTTTCGATTTTCTTTTTGATTCAAATAAGCGGTTCTTCTGTATTGTTTTAATTTTTCATTATCTAATGTTGTTAAACGTTTTGACGCTTTTTCTTTAATTATTTCTTTATTTTTTTCATAGTATTCTTTTTGTGGATTGGAATATTTTTCTAATTGGGTTTTTAAATTTGTGATTTCTTGTTTCAATAATTGATTTTCCTTTAGTAAATCGTCATAATTCATTTAAGGTAATATATTCATATATTTTTATATATTTTTCTTAAATATTTGGTATCCCTTCATATAATGCGAATAACCCAGACATTTTAATGCATATTTCTGAAATAGAGTACATGTTTTTATAATCGGTATTTACGGTAACTTTATAATCATCCACTGTTAGATGAAATATTAATTCTTCCCCTGATTTACCCCAGTATTCCTTTTTATAATTATTATATCCATATACATTTAATTTACATTCTTTTAATACTATATCCATAATCAAATCTAAATCTCTCTTAGGGATTTCGCAAATTATAATTCTTTTTATTTGATTATTCATTGTTCTTATTTTGAATATTTTCTTTAGTTTAAATACTTTTTTGAAAAATTATTTCAATTTTATTTTTCTATTTATCTTGTAATAATTAAATTTTTTAAACCATTTAAACATTCGAGTAGAATAATATATATTAAGTAAAACAAATGGTCAAAGTATGTTCTATTACCAATTATCCTAAGGAAAATGAAATAAAATATAATGAATATTTTGAACGATTTCAATATCCATTACATATTTTTCAAAAATGGGCAATCGAAGGAATTGTAGAAAGGAACCATGTCTTGGTAACTGCACCGACGGGATCAGGAAAATCTTTACCAGCTGAATTTTGTCTTGACTTTTTTGTTACAGAGAAAAAAAAGAAAGTAATTTATTGTAGTCCAATTAAATCATTATCGAATCAGAAATTTAATGATTTTTCTCAGAAATATCCTCATTTAAAAGTTGGTATTATTACGGGCGATATTAAAAACAATCCGGACGCGGACATTTTAATTATGACGACGGAAATTTTATTAAACAAGCTATACCAAATCAAAAGTACTACACCAAATACAAATTCGTCTGTATCTTTTGAAATGGATATAGAAAATGAGTTAGGAGTAGTTATATTTGACGAAATTCATATGATTAATGACCCATCACGAGGAACTGTTTGGGAACAAAGTATTATGCTTTTACCTAGACATATTCAGATGGTCGGATTGTCTGCTACATTAGATAATCCTGAAAAATTCGCATATTGGTTGGAAAACAGACAACAACAATCTGAACAAAATAAACAAGAAAATGAAGACGAACAAAACAAAATAGTTTATTTGACTTCCAAAAAAGATCGCTCTGTTCCTTTGACGCATTATTCTTTTATTACGATTACTCAGGGAATTTTCAAGGCTATTAAGGACAAAACAGTGCATGAAGAAATCAAAACATTAATTAATAAACCCTTTGTAATCCAAAACGCAAATGGTAAATTCAATGAAGAACATTATTTTAAAATGACAAAGATGTTGAAACTGTTTGAAGATAAAGATATTCGTGTAAAACGGCAATATGCGTTAAATCAATGCTTAAAGTATTTAACCGAAAATGAAATGACACCGGCTATTTGTTATGTATTTTCGATCAAAAAGCTGGAAGTATGTGCAAAAGAAATCACAACCAACCTATTGGAATTTGATTCGAAGATTCCTTATAATGTTCGCCGAGAATGTGAACAAATCCTTAGGAAATTACCGAATTTTGAAGAATATTTACATATACCGGAATACGTAAATTTGGTTTCGTTATTAGAAAAAGGCGTAGCCATTCATCATTCCAAAATGTTACCAGTTTTACGCGAAATTGTTGAGATGTTATTTGCAAAGGGTTATATTAAGGTTTTACTCGCAACAGAATCTGTCGCGATTGGTCTCAATTTACCAGTGAAAACAACTATTTTTACAGATATCAATAAATTTGATGGAGATAATTTAAGAATCTTACAAGGTCATGAGTATACGCAGGCAGCTGGAAGAGCTGGACGTCTGGGTCTTGATACAGTAGGACATGTAATTCATTTAAATAATTTATTCAGAAATGTGGATTCTGTGAGTTATAAAATCATGATGAATGGAAAACCCCAAACGCTCGTTTCGAAATTCAAGATTTCTTATAATCTACTTCTTAACTTGATCGATATTGGAGATCAAAAATTTATTGAATTTTCTAGAAGAAGTATGATAACAGATGATTTGGATTCACAGTTAAAAGAAGTATATGATTTGATAAACAAAACACAAAAAGATATTGATTTATTGGAAGTCAGTAGATTGTATATGAGAACACCCGATGATGTTATAGGAGAATATTTGGATTTACTGGAAAAAAGACAAAATACAACAAATAAAAAGCGTAAGGAAACCGAAAAAAGAATACAAGAAATTCAATGCAATTATAAATTTATTGAATCCGAAAAAGAAACTATTAGAAAAATAAGGGATAAAAAGAATTTAATATTGACCTTGGAAGAGGAATATAAATCAATTGAAAAATTTATTGATACGAATGTATATGTTATTTTAAATATGTTAGAAATCCATGGATTTGTTGAAAAAGATCAGGGAATAGATTGGAACAATAACTTAAAACTTACCTTAAAAGGTAAAGTCGCTACATGTTTGCGGGAAGTTCCTTGTCTAGTATTTGCAGAATTGATTGAATCACAAAAATTAATTTCTTTAACAACAAATCAATTAATCACATTCTTAAGCTGTTTTACGAATGTAAATGTTCAAGATGGTTTTCAAGATATTTTACCTAATACACAAGACAGTATTATAAAAAGTATAATAGAAGAAACAAAATCTAGATATGAATTCTATCAAAACAAAGAAGTTGAATATCAAATAAACACAGGAACTGATTATAGTATTCATTATGATTTAATCAAATATGTAGAGCAATGGACAAAATGTGAAAGTGTAGAAGAATGTAAAGTTGTATTGCAAAATCTCGAAACAAAAAAGGAAATTTTCTTAGGTGAATTTGTAAAGGCTCTATTAAAAATCAACAATATTGTATGTGAATTGGAAAAGATTGCTGAACTTACAGGAAATATTGAATTTTTGAATCGATTAAATAGTATTTCAATTTTGACTTTGAAATATGTAGTCACAAATCAATCGCTATATATTTAAAAAATAAATTTTTCCATTTAATTTAGAAAAATATTTCGTTATTTTATAATATGGTAAAAACCCGTAAATTTATGGGTTATAAAAAAAGGATCCCGTCGCAATTTATTGTAAAATCCTGCAACTATGCATGGTTTAAATCATTGGTATGAAGAGATGTTCGAAAAATTTGGTTTGATGGTTTTAGCTAAAAATAAAGGAGGTATAGAAGATAAATTGATATCTTATAAGAAATCATTGAAAATATTGGAGGAAAAACTTGAATGTAAAATGAAGACTTTAGAAGAACATGATCGTCAAGAAGATGTGCATATTATGTTAGAAAATGTGTATATTTTAATTGTACATGCTTATAAAGATTTATAAAATTATTTATTTTAATCTAATAATAAATTAAATAATTAAAAATGAGTTATCAAGATATTGGTGGATTGATTATTACGGAAATAATAGGTGATTTTGGTTTTAAAGATTTCGCAAAACATGGTGGATTAAAAGGTTTTGTTATAGGAACAACTGGATATATAGGTGTAATTTATTTTTTAATACGTTCTTTACAGGGGTCAAACATTTTATTAGTAAATGCTGTTTGGGATGGGTTAAGTGCTTTGGTAGAATCATTAGCTGCTTTTGTAATACTTGGAGAAAGGTTTAATGATCCTTGGAAATATTTCGGAATCGGTTTGATTGTAACCGGATTATTTTTCTTAAAAATGCCGATGGTTAGTCCACATAAATTTATTTTTCCAAAAATTCTAAAATAAATATAAAATATTTGCAATTAAATATAATTGCTTTAATTATTTATGGAATCGATGATAAAAAAACAAAAAATAATAATTGCGAATAAGTATGAAATTCATGAAAAAATAGGTAACGGATCATTTGGTTCAATATACCAAGGCATCAATCAAAGAACATATGAAAAGGTTGCTATAAAAGTAGAACCTGTTGAATATAATTTAAAATTACTAAAAAATGAATCAATATTATATCAATATTTAAAAGATGTGAAAGGTATTCCAAATGTTAAATGGTTTGGTAAAGATCAAATAAATTATTACATGGTAATACCATTATTAGGAGATTCATTGAATATATTAAAGAAAAAATTTGGCGCATTCTCTCTTCATTCTATTATTCAAATTGGATTAAATATATTACAATTAATTGAAACCATTCATGAAAAAGGATTAATACATAGAGATATTAAACCAGATAATTTTTTATTTGGTATAGATTCGAATCAGTTATATTTGATTGATTTTGGGTTTTGCAAATCTTATTTTGTAGAAAAAGAGCATATACCTTTTAAAAACATTCATAAAATTATTGGAAGCCCAAATTTTGTGAGCATCCATACACATGATCATATTACACAAAGTAGAAGGGATGATTTAGAATCGTTTGGATATATTTTATATTATTTATATTATGGTGATTTTGAATGGTCTAATGTTTCGTTAACAAATGATTTGTTTTATGAAAAAAACAATAAAGAAATGAAAAAAATGAAAATGATGATAAACGAAAAAAATGATTTACCTGATTTCTTAAAAAAAATTTTTATATATGTTAGACAAATGTATTTTGAAGAAAAACCAGATTATTTATTTATTAGAAATTTGATGGTGGAAAATTTATAAAAAAATAATAATTGTTTGAATTGAAAACAATATAAAGGCTATTTAAAATAATAGATTATAAACAATGTCTACAACAGATGATGTTACACTTACAACTGAAACAAGTTGCTATATCGGTCGTGTAAAATGGTTTAATAATAAAGCTGGTTATGGTTTTATTACAGTCACAGATGGTGAAAAATCAGGTAGTGATATTTTTGTTCACCATAGTTCAATTAATGTTGAAAATCAGCAATATAAATATTTAGTGCAAGGAGAATATGTTCAATTTACTTTAGTTCAAACAAACGGTGGTAAACACGAATTCCAAGCATCGAATGTTTCAGGTATTAACGCTGGTAAATTGATGTGTGAAACAAGATTAGAATTTAAACTTTCTAGAAGTAGTTATAAAAATGAAAATCATTTAGAAGAAACAACTACTATGCCTAAACAAGTTACACCAAAAGTTAGAAGGGAAGCACCAAGAAGAGATTCAAAGGATAAAGATTGGGGTTTAGTTAATTCTTTAGTTAAACAAAAGAAAGAATCAGTTACAAAATCTAGAACAAAAATTTCTCAAGAATAAAATATATTTATAATATATAAATGTCCAGTTGTAGTAAATTAACCGGTGGTAAAGGATATCATCATAAAAAAAATTGCAAATGCCCTTTATGTAAAAAAGGTGGTAATGATACATTAAGTGATTCTTTAATTTTAGAAGGTAATAAAGATGAATCTATGGATGAAGCAACTTTAATTGAAGATAAACCTATGAGTGAAGAAGAAATAAAACTGTCTGGTGGATCAAACAAACGTAAATATAAAAAATATAATCGTAAAACAAGAAAAAACAAACAAACAAAAACAAAGAAAACAAGAAAAGGTAGAAAAAAATATTCAAGAAGACATTAGAATTATTTAGAATATAAATTTAAAAAATAATTAAATTTATATTTATATTAAATAATAGAATAAAAAGGTAAATTTTTTGTATTTATTCAATTAAAACCATATCAGATAATTCATTTAAATATCTTTTGCTACATGTTTCAACTAATAATCCATTTGCATAAATACCATAATTATAATAATAATTTTCATTTTCTAGAGCCAAATGATAAACAGTATATAAACCTTCATTTTCAAAAATAGTTGAATTTATATCAATACATGAAGGTAATCTATATTTATTATCTGTTATACAAAGTCTACCAGAATTTATTTCGATAGCTTTATCTCTTTGTTCTTCACTGATAAAGTAATCAACTAAGATAGAATGAAAACCAGTTAAAACAAGATCTTCAAATATTTCAGGATATGAATTTTTCGCAAATTTATAAAGTTGATTTGGAATACGTTCATTAGAAACATCATGATAAATTTCCCTTTTTCCAATTAAATAAATTGGAACATAACCATTTAATAAAGTTTTAACAAGGTCACCTTTTCTTAATTCTTCAATAGGAACATATCCATTATTTGTTAGGATCTTAGAACCAATTAAAAAACAAGGTGTATTGCCTACATTAACACGAATACTATAAATATTTAATTTATTATTATAACTGTCATATATATTTAAACTATTTGTGTAATTGTTTGTTAAGGTATTACTTGTTGCATTTTTGAATTGTAAATATGTTATTGCGATTGAAATAATTGAATTATAGTTTGTTAAAATATTTGTATTGGATGAATATAAATTACCAGAAGAATCAAATGCTAAACCATATATATCTGTATATGTAGTTTTTGGTGCACTAGAAACAAAAATTGTAGAAACAACTCCTGTAGGTGTAATTTTACTGATTATACCATTAGAATTATTATAATTTGTGCAATATAAATTACCAAAAGAATCAAAGGCTAAACCGAATGGTACATTTAACCCAGTAGAAACAAATGTAGAAACAATTCCTGCAGGTGTAATTTTACTGATTGTACTATCAAAATTATTTGCGCAATATAAATTACCAGAAGAATCAAAGGCTAAACCGGTTGGTTTATTTAACCCACTAGAAACAAATGTAGAAACAATTCCTGCAGGTGTAATTTTACTGATTGTATTATTATT